AGTGAAATTACATTGGGTTGTCTTATTGACTGTCTAGCCTGTCGGTATAAGTCTCTAAGATAACCTTCTGCCTGTTGACGCAATTGCATATTTGTCAATACCTCAAGTGGTACGCCATATTGAATTGGTTCTGGCGTAGGATTATACCCTACTCCTCTAGCTGTAGGCATTGATGGCATGTCAATATGCGTTTTACCCGGATATCTTTTTTGGCTACCACTTTTATCCATTAACTGTGAGGCTGCCTTTAATCCTGCTGCAATTGCTCCAGCACCACTTATACTCTCACCACCAAAACTTTTTTCACCACTGCTAGGATCTATAGCAACACTAACTCCTGTTTTATCTTGAAATGCGTCTCCTATTTGATTAAAGGTTTGACCACTTGCACCTCCAGGAGTTTGTCGCACACCTTCCATCTCAGGAAGTTTGCTAAAATCAGTTGCTTCTATTTCTGATTGAAAATAATCACCTACACTTTCACCTATTGGTAAACTAGATTCTAGTTTTGAATAAGCTTTAAGATCATCAGAAATACTTACCTTTGGATCTATCTCACTACCAAAGTAAGTAGGTGCATCTAAACTTTCTCTACGTTTTTCTTCTTCTTTATGATATTTTTTTAAACGCAATAAATCCAAATAATTATCAATTGAATATGACATTACAGACCTACCTTAGAGTAATCAACTCTGAAATAACCATCGCTACCTTTAACAACAGCTTCGGGAATTATCTTTCTAACTTGTTGCGCTATGACTCCAATGGTGGGTTCTCCCTTGGCAATCTTCCAACCCTTCTTATTCCAATTCCAAGAGTATACCTTAACCCCATTGTTAAGCTTGCGTAAGAATTTAATATTCTTTTTAAGTCTTACATCAGAAGCCGCAATCATGGGTGCTATGGTTGCAGCAGTTCCTAGCAATTGTGACCCAATGCCGGGACCACCCGGAACAGCACTGGAACTAAATCCAGAACTTGTCTGTTGCATCTGCGTCTGACTACCAAGACCTGCAAGACCACCATAGAGGTTACTCATCGTAATTAACTGCGCTCTTCTAGCCTCTTGCTCTTGTTGAGCCAGTCTAGCTGCATCTGACAATGCTGCTTGATCCTTGAGTTCTACCCTCTGTCCAATAGCTTCCTGTAGTGTGGCAGGAGTTAACTGCGCTTGTAGTGCTTGTTGAGCAAATCCAGGGGCACGTTGTCCAGCAGCTATCCTACGTTGCTCTGCTTGAGCCAATGAGTCTGCTAGTTGTTTCTGTACAACCTCTTCACGTTTACTTTGCTGTAATGCTTGTAGCTCTCCCAAAGCTGTACTGCCAAGTCCAAATTGTCCTGCTTGTATCGCTTGCTCTTGAGCTAACTGCTTATCTCTTTCAGTTAGTTCTCTAGCTCTATTAGCTATAACTCCTGTCTGTGCTTGATAGATAGAATCCTGTAAAGGATCAGCCGTAGCTCTAGCTAGATCATTTTGAAACAGTTGATTGTATGAAGGAACCAATGCTGCTGCTGAATCACCAACTTGTCCGTATAAATCTCTAGCTGCTAATGTTTGAGCAGAATCTTGAGGGACTAAACTTCCTGTATATATTTGGGGATCTTCCGTGAACTGTCTACCAATCTCAGGAAGGAGAAATTGTATATAAGGCTCAACAGGAGCGTAGGGTTCTATCTTATTACTACCCTCCGTAGTCTGTTGAAACGGTTGTTGAACAATTGTTGGTGAAGGTGATGATGTCATTTTATATCTTCTTTCTAATAATTACGCTCTTAAATTCATATCCGAGAGGTTGTAACTTTCTTTCCCAACCTTTTCTACCAGTTAATTCAACAAACTTATAACCCAAATTTTTATAATATTCTTCTATCATTGGTACTACTATAAGAAAATTAAAACTACCGCCTAAAGCTTCTACTGATACACCCGGAGATAATGGGTAAGATTTATCTTCTACAATAATACATCCTACAATCTCATCATCCTTATCTACAGATACCCAAAAATCATTCTGTGCAGCAAGTACCCTACTTACAATATAGTCACTAGTATATAGATCTTTATTTCCACCTTTTTCTACTGCCTTATCAAGATACTTATAACATTGAGATAGTTTGTATTTATAGTTAGGATCTTTTCTATTTACAAGTTTACAACTTAGTCCATGCACCAGCGGCGTTGTAAAAATATATTCCTTCTCCTCCGCTACTTGGGTTCCAGTTAGTTCCATCAGCATATCTTATATCTCCTTGGTAGGGATTAGTAGGTTCAATGTTTGTAACATCCAAGTGACCATCCCTTACCAAATCTAATACAGTTCTAATTTCTAAAAACATATTGTCTAAAAAACGAGGTATATCTTCTATCTCTGTAGGACAAAGAGTAGGGTCAAACCTTAAAAATTCTCTGCTCATCTATCTGACACCGCTTCTGTTTCTATAGAATATCCTGATAATCTAAACTGTGTAGCTGTATCAGTTTCAATCTTAATAGCTGCATATCTTCCTTTAATTCTACAGTCTACCTTATTATCCGTTCCTATTGTAAAGGTTACAGGATCATTATATGTTACGCCCATATTAGGAGCAAGCTCTGCACCTACACTTATATTAACTGTTCCTGTACCTTCTAGCCTAGGAAAAACTTTAGTTATCTGAGATACTAAGTCTGTCCGACCAGCATTTAATCCTTTACGTTCCAATGTTGTTGTAAAGTTTGTACCGTCAAATGTACTTCCTGAGTCTGCTAGGAAAAACTTATTATCATTTGTACCACACATAAGAAGAGAATCAATAGTTGGGTTATAAGCTAACTGACCCCAATTAAGAGTATTACCCTGCCATTCTCCTGTTTGCGCTGCCCATGTATTTGTCAAGTCTGGATCTACTAAACCCTTAGCTATATAATTTGTACTTGGTAAATCTCTAGTGGCCCAAGTGTTTTCAATATAGTTCCATATGAGTGCTGTATCTGGATACCCTCCAGTAGCACCTACCGATGGGAAACATATCCATACTTCGTTTTTAATCTTATTATGTACCAAGAATGTTTTATGGAAGTTAGTAGAGTCAATACTAGAAAACAAAAATGTTTTCATCTGATCGTCAATAACACTTTTAATAGAGTTACCATTGTGTATAACAACATCATTAGTTGTTACCATAACGTGCTGACCATTACCTAAGTCAACTATAGCATCTCTACTAAACAATCCTGTGTCTTTAAATACTTCTCGTATATTAAAAGTAAACGAACCGCCTACATAGTTAAGAGAATATACACTATCCTCTTTGTAAACCATGAGCAAGTTACCTAACTGCATGGCATTAAGAATATGTCCTTTAGTACCTGTAAGAGATGTATCAGCCGCTTCAGAAGCAGCAGCAGAAGTAACCCAAGTATTACTACCATTGTTATCTGCACCAGCTGGTATAGCATCACTCCATCTAAGAGTAAATGGTTGCTTTACCGCTGAACCACTAGCACTATCCGTAAGGTTCAAAGCAATCAAATGGTTTCTAAAAGGTACAATAGTTTTACATTTTAATGTTGCGGGCCACTGTGCTAAATCTGTAAACACAGAACCACCTTGAGTAAAACTTTGGGGAGCATCTATGCCATTACAACATACAAGAACACCACCAAGTATACCACCTTGCCAATTGTTTGTAGTACTGGCTATTGTTGTATAGGCTCCAGAAGACCGTGTAACGTCTGCGTGAGTCGTTCCTGTAATCTTCCGTAGTCCTGTAGCTGTACCATAGATCCAGAGATCTGTAGTACCCTGTAACCAGCTTGCAGCCCAATAAGGATTATTACTACTACCCGGTGCGCCAAGAACCTGTATATGTCCTAATATTTTACCAGCTTTACCATCTAAAAATCTTACATTATTGCCAGCACTAAAGTATGCAGGAGCCATATCATACGGAGATAGATCTGTATTTATAGAAAATTTAGGTTGTTGCCTACCATTAATATCAAATAATTCTTTAACCACTTCCTGCCTCTGTTGTAATAGTCCATGTAGTATTATCAAATTCTTCCAGTGAAATATAATCACCTTCCTCTGTCATTATGTTTCCACCTGATTCTTGTATGATACAAAATTGTGTTACGACCCAATTAGTAGCCATCAAGCACCTCTACGAACTAAAGCGCCTGGATCACCCTGTGTAGTCATGTGCATCACTGTTCCACTATAGCGAGATCTATCCTCTGACTCTTGAACATTAGTTAAAGCATCTTGATATATAGTTCCAAATCTATTAGTCTGCTCTGTATCATTTAAGTAAAGCGCACCTTCAAGACAAGAACCATATAGATACAGGTTAGGAAAATTAGTTAGGATATTATTAGTTGTAACACTATCAGAAAGAGGAGTAATTTTTCTAAAGTAATTTATACCTATACTGTAGGCTGCATCTGGAGTAGGATATAGTTCAATGTTTAATCCTAAGTTTGTATAAGCTCTAGGATAACCTTGATTGTATGCTCCATATTCTCTACTCCCAGATTCGGGAGAAAGATAATTTAAGGCATAAGTATTACCACCGCTTTGTCCGTATGTAATATTCCTAAGTTCTATTAAGTCAGTAGGAAGATTATAAAAGGATGTTCCAGCGGTAGTAGTCGTAGAGGCTCTAATCATATTGGCCCTTACTCGCAGTTCCCTGTCTAGCCTATTTTCAGTCAAGGTTATGAAATCAGGAATAACAGATGTTAGATCATCCCTGTTTAAATAATTAGCTATACTAGTCTTTAACTCTGAGTAAGTACCTAAAGCCATTAGAGATTACTTTCATGCGTTCTTAAAAATTTATATTCATTTGAGTTAAGCAACTGTTTAATCTTAGGCCAGTGGTCTTTGTTCATCATATCTATACCATGATCTCTTTTCCATTTTTCAACAATGATAAGAGGAATACTGGCAACTTTACGCATACCTGTTTCTTTAGTTTCTACACCACCATGTATATAATCTTTATTATATTCTTTTTTATTAAGCTCTAATAAAGGTTGGACATCTTGTACAGAGTGTTGTACAATTTTGTCTTCAGCATGGTCGTAAGTTGTTTTGCGTTTGATGGCAGAAGAATCACTCATTTTAATACTTCTTTCCTTTTTTCTTTTTCTTTAACATTTTGTTCCTTAATGGGGAGAGCCATTACAGCCCTCCCCTTAGTTAAGAATTTAGCTTAGATCGTAAACAGCACCCAGAGCAGCTTCGTTTTTAACTACGAGAGTATACTCTGCAATGATTGCGCGTTGCTCACCATCTGATGTACTTGCAACTTCTCTTTGATTAAACGGACGTAAAAAGGCCGTACCGTAGTAATCAGGATCTAGTAGCCATGCATCCCTAGCACGTTGGAAACGGTTAGGAACTACAGCCATTTCTCCAAAGTCACTTACATATACATCCATACCACCAATGATACGTTGGTCAGCAGTATCCGTAAAGTTAGATACACCTGACCCACCACCAACACCTACGAAGCTAGAAAATGTTTGCTTCTGGGAAGGTTTCATCATTAAGTATTTGATGTCACTACCACTGTCATAAGCGGCAACGATAGCAGCTTTAAGAAGAGTCTCCGTGAACGCACGAGCCGTACCATCTGTACGAGCCGCTGCCCCTGCTCCTGCACCGTTAGCACCATTACCTGCTTTAGAGATATTGGTATTAACCCAAGTAGGAAGAGAACCTAGTTTACGAACTGTGCCTGTACCAGCCATAGGGATCTTAGCGATATTAACGCCTACCATAGCTCTTTCCATATCACGCTTTAATTCTTTTGCGCTTTTGGACATTTGATACGCAAGCTCTTCTTTACGACCAGCCTTGCTAACAGCGTCAAGAGTGCCAGTAACAAGAGTAGTTTTCCAACTGATCTGACAGATATTACCAACTCTGGTAGTAGCTGACGGAGTAGCTGCCGTAAGTGTTGCACCTTCTTCTTTGTGGTTATCAGCCGCAGCAGAAAGTGAATCAGTTTGCCACTCATGGTTTACGGCAATCGCGTCAGTGCGACTACCCATAGACATGAAAGGCGTATCCGTTGGAGAGATGTCATATATAACATTCTCCAAGTCTTCGCGCAAACCCTTCGCTGTAAACGAAGTGTATGTGCCTGTTGGTTGTGCCATTGTTTTATTTCCTTATGTTGAAAGTTAAGAGTTTATTTTATTAAGTCCAGAAAAACATCTGCGGCATCTCGCTGATGACCTGTCTTAGCCAATCTCTCTCGTTTCGCCTGTACACCCTTTTTAATCTTTTGAGCTTTTGTTTGAGGTGTACCTGACTTTACAACTTTAGGAACAGATTTAGTTTTCTTTGCAGTTGGAGCCTTCTTACTTTTATCGCCCATCATAGCCTTATGTAAGACTAGGACAACTCTGTGATCTGTTATTCCATCTACATCTTCTGGTGAAAAACCAAGTCCCAAGGTATAATCCCTGAGTTCATTTTTCAAATTAGACGAAGGATCTGCATACTCTGGTAGTGCCTTTACAAGAGCTTCCGCTTCGGTACGGACTTTTTCTTGTAGGACATCTTTCATTTCTGCCTGATTTTGCTGATGAAGCCGTGTTCTTTCATTCTGTACTTGGCTTATTTTTTCCCTTGCATCTTGAAATTCTATTCTCTTTTCCATATATTCCATTGGATCACTTTCTTTAAGTGCTGTCCAATCAATATTTTGAAAATGATTTAACTCAGCATTTTGGTTCTGAGCCAGGATTTCTAATGCTTGACTATATTGTTGCCTTTCCGCTTGTACAGCTTGTACATTAGCCTCATACGTTTTTCTCTGTTCCGCTAGAGATTGCGACTTGCGTGTATAATCTGCTTGCCGCTGGTATCCGTTTCTAAGTTCATCCAGATCTACTTCCATTTCTTCTCCGTCTACTTTAACGGAGTAAGTTGCAGGAGCTTCTGTTTGAACTTCTTCTTCTTCTACCTCTTCTTCAATTTCCTCACCTTGATCTTCAGTAGCTTCTAAGACTTCTTCCTCTGCTTCTGATTCTTCAGCCTCTTCAGATTCTTGTTGCAATTGTGTAACTAAGTTTTCTTCTGAGATCGGGGCTTCGGTTTTTTTCTCTGCTTGTTCTGGATTAGTGTCATTCTCACTTCCAAACATTACATCGAACATATTAAGTTGTGGCTGTTTGACTTCCCCTTCGGGATTGGTCTGTGCCTCACTCATATTTAATTACCTTCCATTGTTTTCAATTTTAAAGTTTTGTATAGTAGCTTTTAAGTCTTCTTCTACGGAGCGTAGTGCATCCAACTTTAACCAACATTCTTCTCTTTCTTCTGAATCAGTAGAGTTAGTCCATTGAGTTATTAAACTTTGTTTAGTATGTTCAACACATTCTTGAAATACTGGATTGTTTAATATAGCACTAGCTTGGTTAGCTCTTTCTCTAATATCCATTATTTATGTTTTTGCATAACTCCGTCTGTTCCACCATATGTAGAATTGCCAACAATTTCTCCTTTGGCAAATCTGTTTCCACTACCAGGGGAAGGAACAGTTGGAGAATTACCACCTTGAGGGGGTACAGCTTTGTTACCTACGTTACCAACTACATGACCAGCATATGCTTTAGGCATCTTAATTTCCTTTCGTTACCATTTTTTACAAGACCAATATCTTGCTGTTAATTTACTAGGTGGGCTAGTGTCACACTTATGTCTAGCCCTAAAACTTTTTCTACGTTTAGGCTGATCCTTTTTAATACTCATATTAGGATCACCAAACCTAATTAACTTTGTTGTACTACCTTGTTTAGCTAATACAGCAAACTTTTTGTTTTTATTGTTAGGGGTTCTTTTAGGTTTGTTATACCCCGAAAACCTTTCTCCTCTGTATTCTATTGTCATAGATGCTATGCCTTTTTAGCCTTTGACTTTGCAGTTTTAGATAGTTCTTTAAAATGAAATAATTTAACACTGGTTTTACCATGTGTTTTACCAGAATGTAACTCTCCGTTAGGCATCTTGTGTGTGTTACCTTTAAACAAAGTACCATCTTTTTTATAATGATTTACACCTTTCATTATACAAACACCCTATGTTTTTATAATAAAGTTTATAGGTTGAGCTTTTAATACTGCTGAACCAGCAGCGCCACTTGCCGTTATTGCAGTTCCTAAAGTAAATCCTGTACCTACACCTACAGGAAAAAATGTACGAAAGTCTGGAACTTTAAAGTTAGAACCTGATGTTCCAAATACTGTTCCTATAACTGCATATAAATCTGAATAAGTAGAGGTAGAATAATCGCCTCCATTACAAAGAAGCCAATCATTAACACCACTGATAGTTTGTGTAGAAGGGGTACTACCAGAACCAAACATAACAATAGATCCTACTTGAAATCCAAGTTTGTTCATTTGAGCAGAAGTTTGAGTAACAGCTGTTGTGGCTAAATTTGGAAACTGTGTTTTAAGAACAGTTTTTATAAGCCTTAGATGATCGTCACCTTCAGATATATTATCACTAGCAGCCGGGTTAGCTGGAGCAAGTTGGCTAATATAGCTAGCAGTTTCTACAGTCATTAATCTAGTCCTTTTCTTATTGTACCATAATTATAATGGTTTGTCAATTACTTTATTTCTTCTTACGTTTATCATACCAATATTTACTAGCTTCTCTTAATTGTGTATTAATAATTCTAATCAACTCTAGTTCTTCTTTGATTACATTATTGTACCCTATACACATATCTGAATTAAATTCTTCTGATAATCTATCTGCTAACTCTATAACTCTATCTATATGAGCGCAACTGTCAGGAGGTATATTAGGTCTTATAACTGTCATTCATCTGGCCTTGCTGGTAACTCGCTAGGCCATAATGCATCTAGTTCAGTACCATTAGTTGCACCTGATAAGTTAAAAGTTGAAGGAATATCTCTTAAAATTTGTTTCTTAGAGGCTACAGAATTTTTCTTACTATTGTTATCTTGCTCAAGAGCTATCTGATAATTTATATCTTCTTTAGCTAATTCAGCATTTCTGTAGACCCTGATCCTATCCATATGAATCGCTCTAGCTTTAGTCATATCCTCTACTACTGTGGTATCATTTTGTTTCCACGCATTTCTAAATTTACGACTAATTGGTAACACTGAGTTCTCTACAATTTTTGCACTAGATCGTAAGGCCTCGGGTATATCTTTTTGGATTAAAGCATTTAGACCAGCTTCTTCACTCTCATATTGTGCTAGGAATTTTTCACTAGGCATCAGAAATGCCATTGAGCCATCAGCTTTCGTGAATATAATATTTTTCT